TGCAGTTGCTCTACCTAAAAATACACAGTACATTTCGTCCGTACCATTTGTTAATGCTGCGGATAGTGTAAGAGTTGTGCCCGATGCAGTGTATGCTTTACCTGAACCAGGTTCTTGGACAATGTTGTTAATTACAAGTCTAATATCATTTTCGTTAGTTACGGAATGTGATAGAGTATACGCAGTTTGAGAGTTTACGATTGTAAATACTTGTCTCTCAAAACTTATAAAACTTCGTGCTGGAACGTTTCCTAAATACGCCATGGTTACTCCTACGTGCTTATTGCATCAACGAAAGAAGCCCATACATCTAAACTCGACGCGGTGTCAGACTTCGCTTTCAGAATGTCATTGTTTTGCATTACAATTTTACTTCCGCCATCGATTAGTTCTAAAGATCCGCCACTTACGATCGGCGCATTTTTAATTAAATAATAATCATTTGATCCATCGTTGATGAATACGTCTACACTTATTGTTGATGTTGTTGTGTTTGCACAACGTATAGAAATAATAGCATCATCAGAATTACTTGTATGTACTGTTGCCGCTGATGTTCCTACGTTTCTCTGTATATATCGTTCAAAATCTTGTGCCATATTGCTCCTTATAAACTATTTCTGACTACAACGCAATGGCCATAGCCGTAACAAATCCTGCTGATGCTCCTGCTGTTCCACTAGATGCTGCCGTTACTCTTCCTTTAGCATCTACTGTAATTGAGGAATTTGTATAACTAGCTGCTGATACACCAGAGTTAGCTAGTGTTAATGCTCCGCCAGATGCAATTGTTGCATCACCTGACATTGCAGATTCTTCATAACTTGTACCATCTCCTATTAATATTTTACCCGATGTAACATCAGGCATTATTAATTTAGATCCTACAGTTAAATTTCCATTTGCATAATTAGATATAGTGTTTGCAAAGTTACCCATCAAAGAGTGTGATGAACATTGATAGTATAAAACGTTTGGTGTGTTAACATCAACTGCTATTTGTGTATATGCACCAGATGATCCGGCTGTACCATTAGTAGTCACACCTGTTGTATATGCTGTAGATTTGTCTGCTTCTAAATAAAATCTTAACGGATGAGATCCGTTAGTAGAATCAGATTGATCAAATCTATAATAGTATTTGTACGATGAATCTGCACCTGAAAATGTAATTGCAGGTGATTCTAGTCCATCAAGAAAATATGCACTTGAAGATCCTTGACCTGAATACGGATGAGCTGCAGTTTTTGTTCCAACCTTAACAGTAATTATTTTTGGCGCTGATGAAGAACCATACTCTTCTGGTTTAGGTAAACTAATCTTTGCACCTGGCACTGTACAGAATACTTCTGTTGCACCTGCAAAGTTTACAGCAGCGTCACTATTAGAACTGGAGATAATATTAGTTCTAGCAAGTGTGCTTGCTCCTGCATTTAAAGTTCCAAAACCAACTTCAAAGTTATTTGTTCCTGTTTCAAAGATACAGTAATAAGTAGTATTGTCTCCACCGATACCAGCAGCAAAAGTTTCAAAACCTGAAACTGCCCCACCTAGTGTAAACGTTCCTGTTCCAGTTGTTGCACTGGATTCTTTTACCCTATCGTTTAATTTAAACGCCATTTAAAATCCTACGATGTTAAACTGATAATTGCATTACTAGCAGTAGAAGGATCAGGAAACGAGATAGTGAAATCACCATTCGTTGCTGTTTTACTTCCACCGAAATCTAAAACTACACACAATTTATCACCTTGGTCATCATTATATATCGCTGCAAAAGCTGCAGTGAAAGTTGCGCTTGACCACGTTACATCTGCAAAATCTACAGATGTAGTTGCAGTTGTAGCTACAACAGCTTGACTACCTAAAGATTTTCTAACATAGTTTGAACTACCTGCAGAAGAAACTTCATTAGTAGTTAAAGCTACATCGCTAGATGTTGTGTAAGGATTAGATGTGTACAATGCTATTTTAAAAGCATCTCCGCCATTCGCAAAGTTATGCGTTCCTGACATTAATTCACCTTTAAAAGAAAACGGTACTACGTTTGCCATATTTTATCTCCTTAATATTATGGTGATGGCGATTTTATTTGTGAACGAATAGCGCCATCTTGCCATTCATCTCTACGTCTTCTACCTTCTTGTTCAATAGAATAAGATTTTGCAGCCTTTTGATACGACTGTTCGTAGTATTGTAACATATCTACAGGTCCTTTCAAGTACCCATATGCTTCTACCAAACATGCGTACAAAAGTAAATCCTGATATTTATTAGATATAAAAGTTCCAGCTGTAGCTGCTGGAGCAGCTGTTGGAGTTGTTGTATTGGTAATACTTATTGGTTGTTTAGTGTAAGCTAGAGTAATTTCAAATGTACTATTTGGTGTAGGTGCAACTACCCAAAAAGTAGCGTCCCAATTACCATAATATTTTGGAAGTCCAGACGACGTTCCAGGAGTATTATAATACTCCGCCATAAAACTAGTATCTCTTTTTTCTAAAAATACTTGGTCTCCAGAACTATCTTTTAGTTGAACATATCTAATATATCTTAGATCAGATGGAATTGTTACATATCTATTACCTGAAACTAAGTTTGATGTAGCATAGAATCTATTATCATCAGAATCTACTTCTCTGTATATTCTGTTTTCAGCATTTTTAATTATTGTGTTTAAAACTCCTGTAGATAAAACTCCATCGTCTACCTCAGTATAATTTCTAATATCGCTTTGTAAGTTTGCTAATGTGTATGCCATTATGGTGATAGTGTAACCGGACCAGCCGATATACTTCCTCCTCCTATTTTTGCAGTTGCAGTTGC